GGAAGGAAGAGACCGGATTAAGCTTGTCAAAGTGGTCTGATTACACTAAAGATTATTCCGCATTAGGAGACTTAGAGGTAGCTAAAGAGATTTTAGTTCAAAAAAATCCAAGTTTTACTAAGGAAGAAATCGAGTTCAAATTGAAGTCTTATATTTATGATGAAGACTACGATGATGAAAATGACCAGATTAAAAAAAGCATAGCTCTTAAAGAGTTTGCTTCACAAGGACGAGAAGAGTTAAACAAGAACAAACTAAACTTGAAAGAGTCAACAGTTAATCCAGCTTTAACTCAAGAGCAAGCAGAGCTTATTGATTTTGCAAAGAATGTTAGAAAGGACGTTGAGGCATCAACAACCAACCAAACAAACTACGTAAACAAAATGAATGAATCTGCAACAGACTTTGAAGGTCTGAATTTGAAATTGTCAGATGACATTGAGATTAAGTATGATATCCCAGAAGGAGATAAAAAAGGCTTAGTTAAAGAAATCTTAGAGATGCCACAGTGGTATAACGAAGATGGGACAATGAAACACGACGTAGTTCTTTCAGACGGTTTAAAAGTCACACATTTTGACTCTATCATGAAAATGGTATTTCAGCAAGGAATAGATGCTGAAAAGGAGGGAAAAATAACCGGAACAAAACCCGGAGATGGAGTACCACCAATACCACAAAAAGGTGGAGGGCCAAAGAAAAGTAACATAGATGATATAGTCTCCAATATTACAGGAGGTAAAACTAAGCTACGCTTTGGAAGAAAAAAGTAATAACTTATAAAACACACAAAAAATGGCATTAGCGTCAGCACCAACGTATCAAATACAGCCTAGCTCGATTAAGACACCGTCTCAAACGAACTATATTGATATATTTGATTACACAAATCAGTTCGCTCCAGATGCATATGAAGAGTTAATCTCTATATATGGAGATCAGTCCTTAACAGGAATGATTTTTAATCTAGGAAGTGAAGAGCCTATTTCTTCTGACCAGTATATCTGGACTGAGAAAGGGCGTTTACATACATCTTACACAGGCGTAACACGTTCTGGTAATGTATTCACAAAAACAGCACACGTATATAGAGTAGGTGAAGTTGTAGCTACATCTGGTAATACAACCTCTCAGTTAGGTCGTATCACAGCAGTAACAGCTAATACTTTTACAGCTCTACCTTACAAGGCGGCTGGATGGTCTATAGGAACTACAGCAATCAAAACGTTCATTAATCACTCTGAATTCTTAAAAGGTTCAGCAGGTATGGATGGAAGTTTAGAGACTGACTTTACAGTACTTAGAAACAAAACTATCATCGAGAAGGACAACTACTTAGCTAGTGGTTCTGAGATTACTCAAGATTCTTGGGTTAAGACAGATGATGGAGGTTTCGTATGGTACTTACAATCAGAACTAGACGGAAGACGTAGATTTGAAGATCGAATTGAAATGGGTATGTTACAAGGAGAAGAGGCAGAAGCCGGTTCCGAAGCTGCAGCAGCAGGTTACGATGGTACCGAAGGTCTTTTTGACTCTGTACGGACTCGTGGAAACGTTTTTGAAGGCCCAGCAGAAACTCTTGCTGAGTGGGATACAGTCTTGAAGCGTTTTGACGCACAAGGTAAAATCAACGAGTATATGTTCTACGTAGACAGAGATCAGTCTCTAGCTATTGATGACTTACTTGGAACACTTAACGCAGGATACTCAACTGGTATCTCCTACGGAATGTTTGACAATTCGGAAGAAATGGCAGTTAACTTAGGATTTACAGGATTCCGTAGAGGATCTTATATGTTCTATAAGTCTGACTGGAAAGTACTTAATGACCCTACATTACTAGGTTCTGTGGCAGCAGCCGACGGAAAAGTAAGAGGCTTGTTAGTACCTTACGGAGACACCGAAGTATATGATGGAACTAGTCCAATGGCCGACAGAATTACACGTCCATACTTATCAATTAAGTATCGTGTGAAAGGTCAAGAGAACAGACGACACAAAACATGGGTAACTGGATCAGTTGGAACAAGTGTTCCTACAGATACTAATGACCACATGCGAGTGAATCACCTAGCAGATAGAGGTATCTGTACAATGGGTGCAAACAACTTTATGATCTTTGAAGGAGCATAATAGTCAAGTAGTAAGATGGGGGAGTTAATTCTCCCCCTCTTTTTTATAAATTAAACTAAATATAATCAAAATGCCTGTAAAGAAAAAACAAACAGAAGATAGGTCGTACCGTTTACTTAAATACGAACCATTAACCTACACACTAAAGGTAGGGAGAAACAATAAGTTATTAGCCTTTGACCCAGTTAAGAAAGAGGAAAGAGCTATTAAACACTGCCCAAATCAAAAATCTGTTTTTATAGAAGACCAGACTAACGCAGCCGTTGTAGAGCCAATAACTTTTATAAAAGGTTTCTTAAATGTTCCAAAGAAGAAACAAATCACCCAACACTTTTTAGAAATACACCCGGGACTAGGTTCAACCTTTGAACTCATTGATGGAGCGAAGGATGCCAAAGAACTAATTGATGTAGAAGATTTAGCACTTGATGTTAAACAAGCTATTAGAGATAAGGTGAAAACTAGTGAAGGAGTAGAGGAGCTAAGAGCTATTGTATCTGTACTTATTAGTGACATAGCAGAGTCATCTAAAATGACAGCCGACGAACTGAGAAATGCAGCGTATGATGCAGTTGATTCAAACCTTAATAGATTTGTAAACCACGAAGGAGATGTAACCATCTTTGACGACACAGATATTAAGAGAAAAGCAATTGCACAACACGCATTTAACTCTGGAACCATATATGTAACATCTGACTCTGGTAAGATAAAATGGACTGATAATGATGCTCTAATTACTCTTGTACCAGTTGGTAGAGATTACTTAGACTTCTTTTCAACATTCTTGAAAACAGAAGAAGGTATGCAAGTGGCTAGAGAAATCTCTAAAAGAGAGTAACATAACTATATTTTAATAACATTAACTAAGAAAGCCTCATTTATTGGGGCTTTTCTTTTTTCTGTATCTTTGCCTCATAAATACTTAGAATATGATAGACAGTATATATCAATTATTAAAGACTATAATTAACAAAGAACTGAGAGGTAATGTATCTCCAGCGGAATTTAATTTGATAGCCAAACAAGTTCAAGAGAAGATATTTAGAGGATACTTTGAAGACGAGAACAGAGATAAAAATAAGCAGAACAGGGGATTTACTAACAAGGGGTATTCAAACCTAGCATTTGTACAAAGACAAAGGATAGATGATTTATCTAAGATAGCTAATGTGGTGCCCATTAGTGTACCAGCAGCATCTACAGCATATATAGAATATACATTACCGGCAGACTTATACTTAATAAAAGATAGAGGAGTATCTGATGGAAACACTGTGGTTGATGAAGTCGAAAGTTCTGATTTATCATTTATACTTAGTTCTACTACTACGGCTCCAAGTGCTACCTTTCCAATTTATGAGAGGTATGATAACACTCTTAGGGTTTACCCTTTTATAAAGAGCACCGCAGGTGATGAGGCATATCCACTTACATTACGATATCTTAGATTACCAAACGATCCGAAATGGACATATCGGGTGGTTAGTGGTTCGGAATTGTTCGATAATACTGCTGCCGATTTTCAAGATTTTGAATTACATGAGTCTGAGTACTCAAACATAGTTATAGAAATGCTTGGATACTTCGGAGTTAATTTAAGAGAAGTAGATTTAGCCCAATACTCAGAGATACAAAAAAACAAACAAGACTCTAAGGAAGAAGATATTTCTGGAGGCGGTAATACTAAATTAAGATAAGATGGCAACACGACAATATACTAACCTTGACAACTACTACGAGAATGAAGATAATTGGGGAAACCATCAGTACGTAACAATAAAAGATGTAGTAAATAATTTTATATTTGCACAGGATGATGACTCCTATGCCTTTAACTCTTTAAGGAGTAGGGTAGCATATTTTGCCAAGAGGGGTGTACAGGAACTTTATTATGATATAGTTAACGAGGTGATTTCTATAGAGTTAGAGCTTAACCCAACATTAATTATAGCACTTCCACACGATTTTGTTCAATATGTACGTATAAGTTGGGTAGACCAAAATGGTAAACTACACCCACTTGCTATAGATAACTCCTCTAACTTATCACAAGCATACCTACAAGACCACGAATATGATTACTTGTATGACTCTGGTGGAGACATACTTCAAGGGAGCCATATTCAAGATTTAGACCCAACCGGTTCAACGATAGATTATTCAGTGGACGGAGCAGAGAGTTATGTATCTCCTTACTATACAAGGAACGGCCCATTTAATACTAACAGATCCAAAATATTTAAAAACGGAAGTTATAGGATAGATAAAGATAGAGGCATAATCCAATTCTCAAGTACAGTAATGGGTAAAATAATCGTCCTAGAATATATCAGTGATGGACTATTCCAAAGAGAAGACGGAGATATTCGCATACACAAGTTTGCTGAATCAGCTATGCACTCATACATATATCACCAGTTAGTAGATAAAAAAAGAAATGTACCAGAGCGAGAGAAGATGAGAGCAGAGAGACAGTGGTTCAACAACCGTAGAATTGCAAAACGAAGAATCAAGCCTATACGATACGAAGAATTACGACAAGTTCTAAAAGGAGGTACACGCTGGATAAAAGACTAATTCATGGAGGAAAATAAAAACTTATTTTATAAAAGTAAGATGAATAAAGATACAGACTCTCGGCTTATTGCAGAAGGGGACTATGTCGATGCCACTAATTTTGAATCTGGTGATTCTGGTGTTTTAGAAAACTGTTTGTCAAATAAAAAACTTACAAACCTTTCTCT